GCAATGGCTGGCGATACGATCACCATGTCAGCCGGCTCGGTGATGATGATCCACGATCCTGCCGGAATGACATTCGGCAACTCCGCCGATCACGCCAAGACGATCGAAGGACTGGAGGCGTTGGCCACATCCTATGCGCGGGTCTATGCCGCGCGCTCCGGCAAAACCATTGAGGAAGCCCGCGACATCATGAAGGCCGAGCGGTGGTTCGGACCGGACGAGGCTCTGACCGAGGGTTTTGCGGATGAGGTCGGCGAGGCGAAGGCAAAAGCCGTCGCCGCGTTCGACTACCGGCTTTATGCCGCAGCGCCGAACCGGCTTGTGGCTCTCTCGAAATCCAAGAAATGGGATCTCAAACAGATCTCGCATGAGCCGAAGGCATCCGCCCCGGCGGCACCCTGTCAACCGAAGGAGATTGACATGACGGACAAGGAACGGGCGGACATGCTGGCCGCCGAACTGGAAACCCTGAAGGCTGAAAATGCTACCATGAAGACCGCGCAGGATGATCGTGATCGTCGTGACGCGATTATGGCGCTTGACGAAGCCAATGGTCGCGAGGGGCAGGCCAAGCTGTTGGCCGACAACGGTGTGGCTGTTGAAAGCGCAAAGGCCATTTTGGCGGCAGCACCCTTGAGCAAAGACAACGACACCGAGGACAGCCCTTCCACCTACGAGCGCCAGCGCCTTGACGGTGCCGGGATGAACCGTGGCGGCGGAAAGCCGGATGGCAAGAGCGGCCTCTCGACGCTGGTCGATTCCAGACTGGCGAAGGCCAAGCGGCCCAGCTGAACCGGCTTCGCCTGCATTTTCCTAATCAGGGCAATTGGCCCGTATCAATGGAGTGAGAGCTATGACGCTTTCTTTTTTTTCCCACGCCGCTCCAGCTCGTGAGAGTGATCTGCTCAAGCTGGAATATGATCCGCAGTTCTGCCGAGAGGATTACACACTCTCCGCTGGCGACGGCGCGGATCGCGTGGTGCTTCTCGGCACACCCTTGGCCTACGCTTTGGCGGCTGGATCCGTATCTGCATCAGCTGCTGCTGTTGCGGGTGGCACGGGTGACGGAACCATTGCGCTGGCCGATCCAGCGACCACCAGTGCCGTGGTTGAAGGAACCTATGTCATCACCTGCACGACCGGCGGTGCGGACGGTACTTCCAAGTTTCGTGTTGAGGGTCCCAACGGCAAATCGATCGGGACAGCGACCGGCGGTGCTGCGTTTGCCAAGCAGATCAAGTTCACCATTTCAGGAGGTTCGGAAGCCTTCGTCGAAGGTGACGCGTTCGAGGTTATCGTGTTGATCGATCAGGAAGCCGCGGCCAACGAGCGGGTTGCTTGGGAGCCAGGTGCTGAGATTATTGGATTGTCTCTTCGCAACACCACGGCACCGGATGGCGTGACCGCAACAGGGCTTTCGCTCGACAATGGCCCGGCAGTTGTCTCCGCATCAGCGATCAACTGGCCTGACGGGATCACAGCAACCGAAAAGGCCCAGGCGCTCGAAATGATCAAGAGCCTGGCGATCAAGATCCGCTAACCACTTTGGGGCGCGGTTCTGGCTGCGCTCCGCTTCGCCAATTCCAATTAGATCGGTTGTGGCAGGGCTGCGCCGTCAGGAGATGAAGATGTTTGATTTTCCATACACAGGTCTCGATCTCACCCAGGAGGTGAATCGTCTGCCGAATGAGTTCGGTCTGCTTAATGCGCTCGGTGTTGCGCCGGTCGAAACCAAGGCGTCGCGCTTCGTCCGCGTGGACTATCGCAACGGCCAGATCTTTGTGCTGTCCGCCGAAGAGCCCGGATCCCCGGCAAGTATCGGCGACACCGAGAGTGAAGGTGGAGTGATCTTGCAAATCCCACACTTTCCTCACTTTGAGAAGATCGCCGTGGGTGACCTCGATGGCTTGCTGCAAGTGATGAACGGTGTGGTTGACGCGCGTTCACTGGACCGTGAGACGTTCAGAAAGCTTGACTTGATCCGGAAAAACCACTCGATCACGCTCGAATACATCCGGCTCGGCATGCTCAAAGGCCTGATCAAGGACGGCAAGGGCCGGACACTTTATGACCTCTATTCGGTGTTCGGGATCGTCAAGAAGGAAGTTGACTTTGTGCTTGGCACTGAAGCCACCGATGTCCGCGAAAAGTGCGAAGAGGTTGTGGATCACGTTCAGAGTAATCTGCTGGGTGAAACCACGACGGGTATTGAATCGATTGTCGATACCAAGTTCTTCGGCAAGTTCATCAGCCATCCGAAGGTTGAGAAATTCTGGCTTAATGCGCAGAACAGTACGGAACATCGGGTGCTGTCACGGATGAATGTCGCGGGCAACTGGGGCCGTGTGTTCGAGTTCGGTGGCATTGTCTTCCGCGAGTACAAGGGCAGCCTCCCGCTGCGTGCTTCAAACGGCACGATCACAACGGAGAAGAATGTGGCGGACAATTCGGGCACGGCTTATCCGACCGGCACCCAGTCGATGATGCGAACCTTTGAGGCGCCAGTGCTTCACGTAGATATGGTCAATGAGGAACCGGACGCAGACACGATCTACATTTCGGTCGAGCAGCTCAAGCACGGGGCAGGTGTTGAAATGCTTTCCCAGACAAACCGGATCGCGATCAACAAGCAGCCGGAATGCGTTGTCCAGGTGAAGACTTCGAATTGATGACTTGAGCCGTACTCCGGCTCTTGAGGGAACGCGGAAACTGCCATGACAGCGAATTACCAATCAATCCGGGAGCGCACCACCCGGGCGGTTGATGCTGTCATGGCGGAAACCGTGAAGCAGTTTCCGTTGAAAAAGGGAAAGGCTGATGCTTCTCGGCAAATACGCGAGTTCCAGGCTGTTCTTAGAACTGGCGGCACCAGGAACACCAGCGTGAGCGGAGGGGTAGCACGGGACTGGATGGTGCGGATTGCCGCCGGCAAGGCTCAATTGCACGTCGATCGTGTGGCGAATCCTGACGTGACAATCGCGGTTGGTGACAAGATACAGGCCACATCACGGGTTGGCAGCCCGTGGTTCGAGGTTCTTGAGCTTGATGATCGTGGCCATGCGCGACTGATTGCCGAGCTGGGGCAGGCATAATGAGCTTGGTAAGGATTTCGGCGCGGCTTGCCATAGTTCGCGCTCTTCGCGGCGTGACCATGGTGGGCGAACATGTCTATGACAGCCTGATCGGTGGTATCCAGGTCGATGCGGACGGGCAATTGAATATCGGGGAAGGTGAGGAGCGGCCTTTCATCGCTGTGTTTACCGACGGAGCGAAAAACGAAAAGCCGCAGCTTCGATCGTTTGCCGAAAGCGGGATGACAGAGATTGTCATTGAATGGGGTATTTCTGCCGGGATGGTGGAAAAGGATCCTGTTACCGGCGAAAGCCATATTGTGGCAGGCCTTGTTGCTACTGACGACGCAATCGAATTCACACTCGACCTTATCGGACGGGAAATCGCGGACGCCTTGAATGACCCGGCCAATGAGTGGGCGGATATCTGGCGCAGCATAGCATCGGGCGGTTTTACCAAGACCGAGCGAGCCCGAACTTCCAATGACAGGGACGGCACGCGCCTTGCGGCCCATCAGATGAGGATCACGTCGATGCTTATGGATGAGCCGGGAAAAGGTGAGGATTTGCCTGACCCGTTCCCGCTTCTGTTCGAAAAGCTGTCAGCCTCGGAAGACGCGGTGGACAACAGGATTGGCGCAATGATGGCTGCGGTCCTTGGTCTGTCCGACCCGGACTGGCTGGCGGTGCAGCGCGCGCGCGGGTTGACTTTCGGAGATTTGCTCGCGGTCGGTCTAGGCCCTGTTGACGGGGATGAAGACCTGGAGACGCCCGCCATGACCGCCGGAACTCTTGTGGTCAATGACGGCGACCCGATTGAGGTGTCCGGCTCATGAACCTGACAGACGCAATGGTCTCGATGAGCGCCGATCTGGCTATGCTCAAGAGTGCGTTCGGCAATTCGCTCAAGGTCGGACCGGTCGAAGAGGTCGACGCGGTCAAGGGCTACAGGATCAAGCTCGGCGAGAGCGGCGGAAAGCCTTTCCTGTCACCCTGGCAACCGCATCCTGAAAGCGGAAAATCATCGGTACCGCTCAGAAAGGGCGACATTGTCGGCATCGTCAATCCGTCTGGCGATATGCGCCAGGGTGTGATGTTCCGGGCGGGGTATTCAGGCCCGCGGCCGAGCCCGAACGAGGACATGGATGCCAATGTGTTTGAGGATGCGGGCGTACGGATCAGCGTTTCCGATGGTGCTCTGGTGGTCGAAGCAGGCGGAACGACATTCAATTTTTCTGGCGATGGCTTCGTCCAGGACGGCGGACGTCAGGAACACAACGGCAAGAACGTGGGAAGTGACCACGGCCACGTGACTGCGCCGCCAGGTCCTCCCGGGCCGCCGATTTAACTCTCAGGAGCAATCATGGACAAGCAAACTTATGTGGCAGCCGAAGGTGTTGATCTTGTCAACGGCAGGCCCGTGCCGAAGAACCGCGAAATCGTGCTCACAACCCCAGAGGCGCTTTATGATCTTTCGCTCGGCCGGATCGATATCAAGGTAAAGGCGAGAGCTTCCGCGAAGCCGTCCCGCAAAGTCCCGTCGGTACCGGATACCCCGGTTAATGCGGCTGAGCTGGACCAGGGCGAGGCCTGACAGACATGGCCGGCATCGACCGCCGCACGGGCAAGGGCCTGAGCAATTATGATCATGCGCTTCAATCGGTCGAGGTGATCCTCTCTACCCGTATAGGCAGCCGTGTCATGCGCAGGCAGTTCGGCGGCGGTGTGGCGGAAATTCTTGGCCGGGCAGTGACGCCGCCGCTGTTTGCGCTGTTTCAGCAGCTCGTTGCGACGGCGATCGACACATGGGAACCGCGCTTCCAGGTGCGTAAAATTACACCGCTCGGCACGGTCGAGCAGATCAGGGCAGGACAAGTGGGCATGCGGTTCGATGTCGACTTCCGGCCGCGCGGTCATCTCGGCGATTTCACGGTCGAGCGCGTGTTGACGTTCGGCCTCAATTTTAGGGCCGGTGGGCTGCGGGTGATATCATGAGCAGTGCCATCGATCTGACCAGCCTGCCTACGCCGCAGGTGATCGGGGAGGTGAGCTATAATACGATCGTGTCGCGGCAGCTCGCTCAATTCCAAGCTGAGTGGGACGCGCTTCGCGCGACCTATCCGGACCTGCCTCCCTATGATGTCTCGATGCTCGAGACTGATCCTGTCGTCATCATCAATCAGTCGGAATCATATCGGGAGCTTCTGCTGCTCGCGCGGATCAACGAGGCAGCCCGCGCAAGGCTCTTGGCCTTTGCTTTCGGATCGGACCTCGATCAGCTGGCCGTGTTCTATGATGTGGTGCGGCTTTTTGGCGAAGACGATGCCCGGCTCAAGCTCCGCGTCATACTGGCGATCCAGGGGCGGTCAACCGGCGGTCCGAAGGAGCGCTACAAGAGCGTCGTGATGAACGCGGATCTGCGTGTTGAGAGCGTCGAGGTCTACCGTGTTGGGCGCTCTCCGCTGATCAATGTGGCGGTCTACTCGACCGAGCCGAACGGCGTTGCAAGTGCCGATCTTCTGGCCGTCGTCACGGCCGCGCTTGTCGACGAGAACGTGCAGCTCGCCAATGACGAGTTTGTTGTGGCATCTGCCGTTCGAACCGTTGTCAATCTTGCCTTCGACATCTGGCTGCTGCCAGATGCCGACGAGGCGACGGTCACGCGCGCGGTGACTGCGCTGCAGGACGCGTGGGCGTCCGAGCAGACGCTGGGCCGGGATCTGACCGTGGCGTGGTGGACATCGAAGCTGATGATTTCAGGTGTTCACAAGGTCGCTGCAACAGCTCCGGTGGACGATGTGATCGCGCCGCCGGCTGAAGCCTTGGCGATCGGTACCGTCACGCCGAACCTCCGCGGGAGAGCGTTTTGACGAGCCTGCTGCCCAGCAATGCTGGCCATTTTGAGAAGGCTATTGAGGCGGCACATGCCGAGCGGTGGGAGCGAATGGGTGGTGCGGTTCCGTTCATCACCACGGCCAAGGAAAACCCGCCACCATCGTTCCTGCCGTTTCTGGTCTGGGAATTCGGTCTCGGGATGCTCACTCCTTATGTCGACAACCTCTATGAGGTGATTGACGAGGGTGTGCGTTGGCACCGGGTTCGCGGCACCTATGGCGGCGTTAAGCAGGGTCTTGGCTTTGTCGGCGTCACTGCAACGCTTGAGCCGGCCTGGCATGGACGTGCCTGGTGGAATTCGAACCAGTTGCGCTTCCCGTCTCTGCCTGCGAACGACGCGCCACTGCTCGAGAAGATCGAGGTCATCACGCGGCTTTCCCTGCCGTTCAGATCCGATCTGCGGCGTGGTGTCTATGAGTACGATATCGAGCCGCTGCAGGGCGATCACAACCGGCTCGATGGCTGCCACCTCGACGTCGAAAGCGGCGTGCGGCTATACGATGGCGGGACTGTCTGGTCATTCGGGCGCACGACCGAGATTGACCATACGCTGACAGAGGCCGAAGGCATTGCGATCGGCAACTGGCTTGAAGTTCCTGAAGAGGGCGGCATTCCATGGGTGTCGATGACGTACCCTTGGGTCACAGCGACATTCGGGTGGGCTGACAACCCGCTGACCCAGCGCCGTGAGCTGATGGCGGCGTGGTTCCCATCGCGGTCCATCTATCTGATGCTCAAGGATTCGGATGACGCAGTGATCGGCTATCGCCGGGCACGCGCGGTGCATGCTGTCTCCACCCAATACGGGGGGGAATACACGTTTGATGGCGATGGTTATGCGCCATCCGAGAACGGCACTCGTGTCTACATCGAGGCAATGACTGACTTTGAAGATGCTGATGGCGTCGATGCGGCCAGCGTGTCGGTTGTCACCAGCCTGACCCGTGCCGTCGGCATCCCGGCTGGTCGGCTCTGGCTGCATCCACAAGACGTGACCGCTGCCACTGCCTTTGCCGAAACCGAAATTACGCTGCCACTGCGCAAGACTGTGCGTGAGCGGATCAAATTCCTTGTGAGGTTCTGATGGCTTTCGAACACCCTTCCGGCCTGCCCAACGCCTTTGACCGCGCACGCGGCAAGACTAGTTGGCAGTCGGTCGTTCACTATGGCGAACGCCGTTTCATCCAAGGCGCTGAGTTGAACGAGGCGCAGACTATCATCGGCGATCGCTTCATCCGCTATGGCCGAATGATCGTTTCAGACGGGCAACGGATTGAACGCGGCGAAGCCATTGTCGACGCTGAAGGTGAGGAAGTCACCCTGACCGCCGGCAAGATCTTTGCAGCCGGTGACGTCTGGGATGTGCCGGAGTCCGTGCTCGAAAGCGTGCCTATGACGGGTCGCATCGAGCTCGGCATTCGCCTGGTGAAAAGTTACATCACCCATGAAGACGACGCCACTCTTGTCGGGCTGGTGCCGGGGTCAGCAGCCGAAGGCGAGCCAGGCGCTGCTCGCGAAGTCGTTACGGCCTCATGGGCATGGAATGGTGATGAAGGCGACGGTGAGTTCTATTCTGTCTACATCCTGCTCGACGGCGTGATCCTCGACCAGGTCGGACCGAACATCCTTGCCCCCGCCATTCAGGCCATCCAGGAGTATGACCGCCCGAACGGGAACTACATCGTCAAGGGCCGCAAGGTCACGGCCATGGGTGCGGATGCCGGCTATCAGATTTTCACGATCTCCGAAGGGGAAGCCAACATCAACGGTGCCAAGCGCACATCGTTTGCAGCTTTCCGCTTTGCAGAAGAGGAAGATTGGGACGAGCTCGCAATCCCCGGCGAAACTCAGACCTACCCGAGCGGCGCATCCCACACTTTCACAGTGGCTGAAGGCCCGATCGGCGTCATCAACTCGATCCTGCTGACCAAGGAAGTGGTCGAGGTTGTCACGCGTGGCGCGATCGCCGCCGGCGCTGATGCTCTGAGCAATTCGTCAGTTGTTGAAATCATCTCCGCAGTCCAGGGCGGCACTACCTATGTGGAAGATGTCGATTACACCCGCGTAGGCAACACCGTGGATTGGGCACCGGCTGGCGATGAGCCCACTGGCGGCTCCAGCTACACCGTGACCTATCGCCATCGTGCCAGCGTGACGGCCGATGCCTCGACCGCCTTCACTATCACTGTTTCGGGCGGCGCGGACGGCGGTGACGCGATCTTCGCCTACACCCGAAAGCTGCCTCGGATCGATCGTATCTGCCTGGCGGAAGATGGTTCCCCGGTCTATGTGAAGGGCGTTTCGGCAGCCCGCAACCCGCGTGCACCTTCCATCCCGTCGAACCTCTTGAACCTCGCCCAGGTCGAGAATGACTGGATAGGCACGCCGCAAGTCACCAATGACGGGACACCGTTCCGCACACGCGATGAGATGGAGCGGTTCTTTGACCGCATCATCGATCTGGACAGGTTGCTCCAGCTTGACAGGCTGCGCAACGAGATCGATTTCCGGGAGCCGGTGGCCAAGCTCGGCACCTTTGTCGATCCGTTCGTGGATGACACATACCGCGATGCTGGTGAAACGCAGTCCGGCGCAATTGGCAACGGCATGCTCATGCTTGCCGTCACGCCGACATTCTACCGGGCCGACCTCGACGCGCCAGTCATGCTCGACTGGACGGAAGAGGTGATTATTTCACAGGAGCTCAAGACCTTCTGCGAGAAGATCAATCCATATGCCAACTTCACAGTTCTGCCGGGTGCGATCACGCTGACGCCGGCGGTCGATTTCTGGACAGAAACGGCGACGGAGTGGACCTCGGGGGAAACTCTCGAATTCAATCGCGGCACCCGCGCCGATGGCGGTCCTCTGCGAACGACCAACACGGACAACCAGCTCGTTGACCGGCGCTCGCAGCAGCTTGAGTTCCTGCGCCAGATCGATGTTGATTTCGAAATCGCCGGCTTCTCGGAAGGCGAAATCCTCGAAACGCTGATTTTTGATGGCATCGACGTCAAGCCGGCAGGAACCCAGACGGCGGATGTCGACGGCAAGATTGCCGGATCCTTCACGATCCCGGCCAATGTGACGGCTGGCGTCAAGATCGTTTACGCCGAAAGCGAGGCCGGGACGACTGCAACCTCACTGTTCACCGGTCAGGGTGTCATCGAGATCAATGTGATGCGTCAGGTGACGACGATCAGCACATGGACGGCACAGCCCATCGTTGCCGCCGGCCCAGGCATCGGCTGGCAGCTTACATCGCAGTTCATGAGCGATGGCACTGGCGGTCACTCCGACCCGCAGGCGCAGGGGTTTGTTGTCACGGAGCCGCGCCAGATCGTGGGGATTGATTTCCACCTCTGCGAGATTGGCGACACCACGAAGAACATCGTCATCAACCAGGTGACCACGGACAATGGTTACCCTACAGCAGACGTCGTGTCCGAGGCCTTCGTGCCTATGGCCGGTGCGGTCCCCGGCTGGAAGCAGGCTCGCTACCGGCTGCCGGTCACTACGCGCCCAGGAACCATGCACGCCCACGTCATAAAGACCGATGATGACGAACATTCGATCTCTCTCGCAAAGCTTGGTGGGTTCGACGCTGATCTTCAGCAGTATGTGTCGCGTCATCCCTATGTGGTGGCGCCACGCTTCTCATCGGTAAACGCCCGGACATGGACGGCGCACCAGGACGAAGTGATGGCGTGGCGCACTGTTGCGGCGGTCTACGGCACGACCACCAAGACGGTCGAGTTGGGCAGCTTCGATCTGGTTGACTGCTCTGATCTTCAGG